ACCTAGGGTAAGTTCAATAGTATATGATGCTCCATTCTCAACATCATCTAATTCACCGATGCCTGTGTTGAAATCTTCATCCGAGAAGCGGAAGAGTTCACAACGAAGTTCATAGATATATGGATTGCGTTTACCTATGGAAAAGAAGTTCAATTCTTCTTCTACGAATTTTATTTCAAATAACTTCCTCATAACAGGAACATAAAGAAGATCGCCCTCGCGTGGTCTGTCTGCTATGTTAGTCGGCACATATTTGCCAAATGTTCTAGCTGAAACAATAAAGTTTGAAGTATCACGAATTTCTAGACCAAACTTGGAAAAGAAGTCGCCATCGCCTTCGTAACCTTCGACGTTGGCTAGATAGACTTCCATAGAATAGGCTCTTGTAAATTTGGTATTAACCGCTTCGCCGTAGATTTCATCGTCGCCGTTATAGGAATCTCTTGGAATATAATAAACATCATGACCCATGATCTGGATCGATTCGACAATTAAGTCTTCCAAAAGTCTCTGTTCATTAATAACGCCAACTGAATAGTTGTTAAAATATACGGACGTTGCCATTTTAACCTACCATAAACTGAGGTGGTTCCTCAAATGTGTCGCGGATCAACTGCTCTAGTTCTGTAATTTCAGTTACGGCTTCTTCATAAATCTGTTGACCGTTCATCATGATACCGCCCGGTAGCTGCATACCTTGGTACTTTTTTAGATTGTTGCCCCACTGACGCTTGATGTAGGCTGTGGCCAGTTTTTTGAGCATACGGTCATTGTAGATTTGTGGATATGTATCTGGATCGATAATCATCCAACCTTCGATGACTGCCCACTCACCAGCAGAAATCATTCCCCAGTTCATATCGATATACAACTTATCTGTATGGCGATTGAATCTAACCGGCGTTTCGCCAGAGAATAGCATATCCAGTGTACGAATATGTTGCATTGTCAAGGCATAGTTAACATATGATGTGCTGGTAAAGTCATATAATTCGTGAAGTCTAAGCTGATAGCGAAGGTCAAACATGTTAATAGTGGCATTTGAAGAAGATATTGGAAAAATCTTGGTAACACCAATTATATTGTCCGTGATAGGAATCCATCCATTATTGATGTTTTCTTGAGTAAACTGGTGCTTTACATACCAACGCTCTACACCATCAAAGTGAAACTGCTGAATGTACTGAAACGCTTCGTCAATACGGTCTTCCACCTGGTCATCATCAACATTAATTTCAATGACTGGATGACCTAGCTGACGAAGGCACCAATCTTTTAAGTTTTCTCTAGATGCTGGTACTGCCATTTTTTGCTTTCCTGTAGGTTTTCATATATATTTATAATATTTGTGTGGAGACATGACGTGGTTGAAGATTATATTAAGAGTGGCAAATTAAGCGCGAGAGAGCTTTCTACAGTTTTAAAAGAAGCAGAAACATATAAGAAAGGCGTTTTTACTGCAAGTTTAGGCAGTCTGAATGAAAAAAAAGAACTGGTAAGTTATACAAATGAGGATGTGAGAAAATCCAACATCTATTTTCCTGCACCTCAAGAAGCTTACAAGACTTTCAATATCATCCAATCCCTCATAATTCAAGAATATGCTGGTAAAAAGCTAGATGTGGCTCAAATTTCAGAAGTCCAATTTGTTCATTATCCTATCGGCGGCAAATTTAACTGGCATCAAGACATTCTAGGTCTTAGACCTGGTGAAACGAAAACAAGAGGACTAACATTCTCAATGAATCTTAGTGATGCGGATGATTATGATGGTGGCAATCTTACTTTAAAGTTATCGGAAAATAAGACCATGGATCTTGGCCGAGAAAAAGGATCGTGGATTGTTTTCCCCTCTTTCATAAGACACCGAGTAGATGAAGTGACTAGAGGATCAAGAGATGCAATAGTCGTGTGGTCTCATTTAACTATGCCTGAAATTCATTCTATGAAATGAAACTTACTTTAGGAACAACATACTACAATTGTCCCGATCTACTGAATAATTTTTTGGATCATCACAGAGATTACTTTGATGAGATTATAGTTGTGGATGATGGATCTTCAATATTAGCTGAGGATAACATTAAGAACAAAGAAAAAGTAAAACTCTATCGTGTTCCAATTGACTATGGATTTAACAGTCATGGATGCCGCAATCTTATAATGAAAGAATTAACCAATGATTGGACAGTTCTATTAGATGTGGATAGACTTCTCATAGAGCCAAAGTTTGCAGTAGATATAATTAAAACAAAAAAGCTTAGAGAGAACACGCTATATCTTTTTGAGATGTTTTCAGACTATAATAATCCAGACACTGTTCATCCTTCAGTAAACGAGTTCCTTGTGCATAAAAATCATTTTTGGAAAGCTGGCGGCTATGATGAAGAACTTATAGGCATGAGAACAGGAGACAGAGAATATAGACGGCAATTGATGCATTTTGGTAAAGAGCAATTATTGCATGGCATATATGCTAAGTTTACAAGAAAATCAAGTTTATCATTAAATATCGCATCGCCTAATGATAAAAGAATCGATGGTCATACATACAACATTATAAAAAAAAGAATAACTAAACCGGAACCAAATAAACCATCATTAACTTTCAAGTGGCATCGTGTCTTCTAACGACGAATCACTATTAGTGTCTGATCAATTCTGATTGACTTTCTACTTTTTGTTCTGAAAATAGCATTTTTTGGTATAGTAATATTAGAATGTTTGCTCTTATAGAAAGATATGTTATGATATCCAAAGTTATTGATAAACTGCCTGGCTAAATTCAAATCATAAACATAGTCCTCAATAACATAATACTTTGTAAATTTTGTGTGGAAATGATTGAAGGTTCGCATCATATCTTTATAGTAATGTGATCCATCGTCTATGATAACATCATAGGTATCTGAAAACTTATCAGCAACTTCAATCTTTGTTGAATTGCCAATAGTAATCTTAGCATCCGAAAATCTAATAAGATCGCTCTCAAATTCCCTATTTGTTATATCTAATCCATAGAGATCACAACTCGGAAATAACATCTTCCATGCAGCCAAAGAATTTCCTCTCTTCACTCCAATTTCTAGTAAAGATTTAGGTGTGAAGTCTTTAAACATACTGTCATAGAATCTATCATATCCATGCCATGTTCCTTTATCCGTATCTGATAAGGTAAAAGCTTTAAGTGATCTCATTTCTTATAATCTCTCAGATCGAATTTGGTACCTTTCATCTTATTAATATGCACCAGATCATTGTTTTTCCATACTAGAACTTCATTATCTTCATATAAGAAGTCGCAATCTTTACAGAACGGAACCTCATCAAATCTCTTTTCGGTATGCATTTGGCGAAGCCATCTATATCTCTCACCATTCCAAACGCTTTCAATAGATTGACTTTCAATTGATCCTAGATCAGCATCATTATCTCTTCCTAGTGTCTGGCAGCACGGAGCAATCGAAAGCTTTGTTCCATTAATTCCACCCGCGCGTACGGTCAAATCAGGCGAGAATGGTCGACCACAAGTTCTCTTCTCACCCTTACGCTTGTAGTCAGGATCATATATACCAGACCAGTTATGCATTTTCCATATCTCTGCATATGTATTGGCTGGTTCAATGAAGTTCTTTCGGTATTGTTCTACTTCATAATCGACATTATCGTTATCCAGAATAAGATGATATGATGCAACTATCGTTTCTGTTCCTTCAACATATCTTTGCATCTCAGTTGCATTCTTGAGAAGCAAGTCAAACGCATCCCTTGCCATCCATTCTTTATACTTTTCACGATTGTATCCGATAATAGATAGTCGAGCAAGAGCAAGACCAGCATCGACACACTTCTTCATGAAGTCGCCGCGTAGATTATAACCATTGGTATAGATAAAAGGCTTTGCATTGTATTTGCGAACAATACTAATATAGTCTGGAAGATTTGAATTGAGGGTAGGTTCACCAGAGCCTTCTAGATTAACAACATTTAATCCATACTCAGCAGCTTCGGCTACAATCCGCTCAAAGTCAATTAAAGATATTTTCTTAAGCCAATCTTTACCGCGACCATTAGTCTGTGGACACATAGCACAAGTATAGTTGCAGCCACCGTTTACTTCAATTACGGCTCTGTCTATA